GGGCCGGGACTTCGGGGAAGTGCTCTGGCCGAACTTCCTCACCCGGGAGTTCCTGGAGGGGCAGCGGCGGCTGGACCCGGAGGGCTTCCAGGCGCTCTACCAGGGCCGTCCGACGCCGCCGGAAGGCGCCTTCTTCAAGGCCGAGCACCTGAAGACCTATGGTCCCGGGGAGCTGCCGGACAACCTGGTCTACTACGCCGCAAGCGACCACGCCGTGTCCCTAGAGCAGAACCGGGACCGGACGTGCATGGGTACGGTCGGCGTGGACGAGGACGACAACATTTGGATTCTGCCGGACCTGATCTGGCGGCAGATGGACTCGGACGAGCAGGTGGACTCGATGCTCTACCTGATGCAGCGGTACTCGCCGCTGTTCTGGTGGGCCGAGCGCGGCCACATCAGCAAGTCCATCGGGCCGTTCCTCCACCGCCGGATGCAGGAGGAGCGGACCTACATCAACATCATCGAGAAGACTCCGGCCAAGGACAAGCAGACCCGCGCGCAGTCCATCCAGGCGCGGGCAGCGATGGGCAAGGTGTACTTCCCCCGCTTCGCGCACTGGTGGCAGGACGCGAAGGAGGAGCTGCTGCACTTCCCGCACGGCACCCACGACGACTTCGTGGACTTCCTGGCCTGGATCGGCATCGGCCTGGACACGCAGACGTCGGCCCGGCAGCCGGCGTCCCACCGGCCGAAGGAGCCGGAAACCGGCTCGATCCAATGGATTCTCCAGATGGGCCAGCGCATTGAGCAGCGCAAGCAGAACACGGCGACAGCGAGGTATCTCCAGTGATGCAGGGTGACGAGCAGCTTGTAGAGGCCGCGGTGGCCGCCGGCGGCGCTGACCCGGAGGCCGGGAACACCGAGCAGCGCACGGATGTCCAGCGCCAGGAGCCGGAGCCGGATCAGGCCCGATCCGCGCTGGTCGAGCAGTGGACCAAGCGTGTCCAGCAGGCCAAGGCGCACCACGAACCCGCCTTCAAGCGGATGCGGGAGGACATGCAGTTCGCTCGCGGGTTGCAGTGGCTCGACCAAAAGAACCCGCGGGATGAGCGGTACGTCGCCAACCTGACGCTGCGCCACCTGCACAACAAGGTGGCCGCGCTCTACGCCAAGAACCCGAAGGCCCAGGCCAAGCGCCGCAAGCGCCTCGACTACCAGATTTGGGACGGCGACCCCCAGGCGCTGATGCAGGCCCAGCAGACCGTCATGCAGGCCCAGCAGGCCATGCAGCAGACCGGCGACCCGAGAATCCTCCAGATGCCGGAGGTCCAGCAGGCCCAGCAGCTCATGGAGGATGTCCAGAACGGCCACCAGTACCGGCAGATGGTGGACCGGATCGGCAAGACGCTGGAGGTCGTCTACGAGCACCAGCTTGAGCAGCAGCAGCCGCGCTTCAAAGCGCAGATGAAGCAGCTTGTCCGCCGGGCGGCCACCACGGGCGTTGGCTACATCAAGCTCAACTACTTCCGCGAGTTCGAGCAGTCGCCGGAGCTGGCCGGGCGGATCAACGATGTCCGCAATCAGCTCGCGCTGGTCGAGCAGCGCATGGAAGATCTGGCCGACAACGAGCTACGGCCGGACCAGGCCGAGGCCGAGGAGCTGCGCGCCACCCTGGAGGCCCTGCACAACCAGGAGGACGTGATTACCCGGGAAGGGCTGGACCTGGACTTCCCCAGCGCGACGGCCATCATCCCGGACGAGAACTGCAAGCAGCTCGACGGGTTCATCGGCGCCCGCTGGGTCGCCCAGGAGTATCTGTTGACGCCGGATCAGGTCCAGCAATACTACGAGGTGGATCTGTCCAGCGCCGACTATCGCCCCTACACGCCCCCGACCGAGGGCAGCGTCGAGGGCGCCCAGCCGGTCAACAGCGAGGCGGGCAGCACCGCCGGCGGCCACGGTCAGGGGACCGGCGATGAGCAGCAGGCCAAGAAGGTCTGCGTGTGGGAAATCTTCGACCGGGATAGCGGGCTGGTCTACCACATCGCGGACGGCTACGGCGACTTCCTTGCCGAGCCCCACGTCCCAAACGTGACCCTGGAGCGGTTCTTCCCGTTCTTCGTGCTCACCTTTAACGAGATCGAGGACGAGCACTCCCTGTTCCCGCCGTCGGACGTGAGCCTGATGCGTCCGATGCAGGAGGAGCACAACGTCTCCCGGCAGCGGCTGCGCGAGCACCGGGACGCTGTGCGGCCCAAGCACGTCGCCCCGCGGGGCAAGCTGTCCGACAGCGACAAGACCAACCTGGCCGAAGGGGACGCCCATTCAGTCGTGGAGGTGGACGGCCTCCAGCCGGGCGAGGCCATCGAGAACGTCATCCAGCCGGTGCCGCACGCGCCGATTGACCAGAATCTCTACGAGGTCAACCAGTTCTTCGAGGACACCCTGAAAGCGGTCGGCACCCATGAGGCGCAGATGGGCGGGTCGTCCAAGTCGTCCGCCACCGAGGCCAGCGTGGCCGAATCCACCCGGCAGACGGCGATGGACTCCAACGTGGACGACCTGGACGAGTTCCTGTCCGAGCTGGCCCAGAACGCCGGGTATGCCCTGCTGACGCAGATGTCCGAGGAGAAGGCCCGCGAGATCGCCGGGCCGGGTGCGGTGTGGCCGGACGTGACCGCCGAGGACGTGGCCCAAGACCTGTGGCTGACCGTCCGGGCTGGCAGCTCCGGTAAGCCCAATCGCAGCCAAGAGATTCAGAACTTTGAACGCCTGGCGCCGATTCTCATGCAGGTACCGGGCATCAACCCGCGCTGGCTGGCCGAGGAGGCCATCGACCGGCTGGATGATCGGCTCGACCTGGAGGAAGCCTACGTCGAGGGTCTGCCGTCGATCCAGGCGCAGAACCGGCAGATGCAGGTGGACCAGGGCCGGCCTGGGGAGACGCAGAGCGACCAGGCCGAGCATGGTGAGGAGGGCGGCGCCAATCAGGCGCCCCGCCCGGCCGAGAACGATGCAAACCAGGGCGCGAACCCGGACGCGCAGGGGGCGCCGCAGCGCCCCTCGCGGCCGGTGGCGTAGTCATGTCCGGCTGTTGGGTTCCGCGTGCCAACGATTTGCGGACAACGCCGGATACACCATAGACTGATGGACATACAGCTTGTTGGGAGGGGCATATATGCCACCCGAGGAAAATGAGGGCGTTCAGCAGGCCGAGTCGCCCACGGCCGATGTGCAAGCTACCGATAGCGGCGTTACCGAAGCGGGGTCGCCTCCCGCAACTGATGGGGGCGTAACGCCGGAATCGCCCGCCGGCAGCGACGAGGGGCAGTCCGTTGAGTCCTACAAGGAAGGGCTCATCCAGGCTGCTACGGAGGCCGCCGAGCAGACGGGCTCCCAGCCGGAGGAAGGTACTGGCGATCAGCAGGACCAGGACTCGTCCGAGCAGTCCGAGCAGCAGAAGGACAAGGACGAGGACGAGGACGAGGGTGCCGAGAAGGACGAGGACGGGAAGAAGCTTCCGCCCTTCCACAAGCACCCTCGTTGGCAGGAGATGGTCCGTGAGCGGAACCAGCTTCGTGAGCAGGTCGAGCAGTACAAGACCGGCGCCCAGGAGTACCAGAAGATCCAGTCCTTCATGGATGAGAACGGTCTGACCGCCCAGCAGGTGGCGCAGGCGATTCAGACCGTTGCTCTGATGAAGAAAGATCCGGCCAGTGCGCGGCAGGCGCTGGCGCAGGAACTGGATGTTCTGGACCGTCAGCTTGGCGAGAAGCTGCCCGATGACCTGCAACGGGATGTCGAGGAAGGCTATGTGACGGAGGAGCGAGCCAAGGAGCTTGCCCGCCTCCGCAACCAGCAGACTCGCACCCAGCAGCAGGTGCAAGAGGAACGGCGTCGTGCTCAACAGCAGCAGGAGCGGTTCCAGCGACAGCAAGGGCAGCAGGCTCTCCAGCAACAGCAGCAGGCCGTCCGGTCCTGGGAGCAGAACATCAAGTCCCGCGACCCGGACTTCGAGCGGATTCAGCCCCTCGTCTACAAGGAGCTTCGCTTGCTCACCCGGGAGGGTATGGACCGTGGCCGTCCGCCCCGGACCCCGGATGAAGCCGTACAGCTCGCTGAACGTGCTTACAACAACGTGAAGGAGCAGGTGCGGAAGATTCAGCCGCGGCCCGCGACCCGATCCGGTCCGAGCAGCAAAGCATCGGGAGGTACCGCCGGCAGTAGCGCACAGCCGCAATCACTACAGGACGCGGTGATCCGCGCTGCCGGGCTTGGGTAAGAGGTAGAGAACGATGGGTGCTCTGTCCGAAGACGTAATCGAAAACATCGCCAATGCCGCTATCGACTTCCACATGGATCGCGGCCAGGTGCATAACCAGCATATCCAGGACAAGCCGCTCCTGGACGAGCTGCGGCGCCGGCAAAAGACGTTCCCTGGC